ATAACTTTTTTAAATGTCTGTAGATAATCGGCGAACTCTGTGGGCAGCCAGTTCGTTTCCCACATGGTAAGCAGATGCGGGATTTGTGGGCTGTGCCAGCCTTTTATCAGGTTTGGACGTAACGCAAATACAACATGTTCTGCGTGTTCATCAAGTTGCACTTTATTTGCAAGTGCGTTTCTGAGTCCGACAACCATTTTGCCGTACCCAACTTTTTCTATGTTAACCCCGACAAGGTTCAGATAGTTGGAAGTATTCCTGTTTCCACTTGCCATCCTTCTTGTGCTCTTTTCTCCACGTTGGCTGCACCATCAATCTTCTTCGGTTGTAAACCGTTCGCTCGAAGACGTTTGTATGCTGGCATGTCTTTGTTCCAGTTGCGTTCTGTTGTGTTGACTTCGGCTACCTTAGCCCCTCGTGTGGTAGTGGTGTTCATTCCCATTCTTACCCCTGAGACTCTGCATCCGAAACATCCTTCAACATCTAGGTTGGGGTGTGTTTCTTGGTGTTTCATGTTATGTATGCTCCGTATCCTGCGGCGGTGAGTGATGCTACTTCTGTTGCGTCGACCTCAATTTCGTGTCCACCGTAGTACACCTTGCTCACATCAACTGCGTATGACGGTTGGTTTTCTGTGTAAGAACCATCAGACAACAAATAGATATTGCGACCACGTGGCGAAGGCTCAATGCGCCCACCCAAACGGTTAGCCAACCTCTGCTCTTTCGACAGACGCAACCCACCCATGTAATCGGAAACAATCACAGGGACAACGAAGTCATCGGTTGGTGGTCGGAAGGTAGCCATCAGGTAATACTACTTCCGAACCCAGCAGCAGTTAGTTCAGCAATTTCTGCGGCATCTAAAAAGTTGTCATGCCCACCGAAATACACTTTGACAATGCGCTCAGGTCGACGAGGGTCAGTTATCTGATACGTGCCATCAGTGAGTTTGTACAAGTTGTATGCCCTGGTACCTTGCGGGGTGTAAGAGAACAATCTGTCCGATGGTGCAGTCGAAAGACGTTCAGCAAATGGGTAGCCCGTGGTGTTCGGCACACGGAAGATGTGGGATTTATCCCAGTTGGCTGTACTAGTTCCGTCGCCTATCCCTGTGCATGTTCGGCGTATTGCCCGTGCGCCAATCGTCTGCGATGTTCCCTCGCCTGAACCCGACGATGTACGGATAACCGTGACATACGCCGACGCAGCAGACGTTCCCTCACCCGTGCCTGTGCCAGTTCTGATAACAACATGGATTGAGATTGTAGTCGCTGTCCCGACACCTGACGCTGAGGCTGTGCGTGGGGCGATGTGTAGCCCTGTGGAGTCCATCGTGCCGACACCTGAGCCTGTGGCGGTGCGTACTGGGATGATGTTCCCGATGGCTATGTCGCCTGCTGTGGCTCCGCCTGCTCCGTATCCTGTGCGTAGTCTGCCGACAACGATGGCGTTGTTTGAGGTTCCTGTTCCGTCACCTGTTGCGGTGCGTACATAGATGATGTTGCGTGTAGCGGTTTCGGTTCCTGTGCCTTCGCCTGTGGCGGAGCGTACATGGATTGGTGCGCCGAGGTAGAAGCGCCCGCCTGTGTAGTACGGGAAATCAAAGTCAGATAGTGCGCCGAGTCGTAGTTGGGTGACTTTGGTGGCTGCGGTTGAGTCGCTTTCAGCAATGGATAGTGCTGTGCGTTTGGCTATGAGGATGGTGGTGGTGCTGGATGTGCCTGTGCCGTCGCCTGTGGCGGTACGAGTAAAAGTTTGCGCCGCCAACACTTCAGCAAAGAACGCTCTAGCCCCAGAAAAGCGCGACGATGGAAATGTGATATCCCACGACTGAGTGCCTGACGAAGTAACGATTTTCGTTTGAGAAAAACAAATCTCCGATGACGTTGATGTTCCCGTATCGGCGGTTTCCTGAATACCTGCCGCCCAAGTTCCGCGTGTTGTATCGCTATCCTCAGTAACCGAACCATTGTTTTTTACTGCGCCGACACCAACGATTAGCGCTCCTGCTGACTGTGTAGCAAAACTGATAGTTCTTGATGTGTAGAAGTTGTTTTGGATTCCGTTGTTAGTTCCACCGCCTGTGTTTGACGGCTTGTACCCAGATGCCGCCGTTATCTTGCGTACAACAGCGGCTTTTGCGGTAATGGAAGCCGTAAAGTTGACGGTAATCGTGTCGGATGTTGACAATGCGGAAGTGACAACCGCAAAATAAATGGCAGAACTAGGTTCAGTGGTATTTGCCCCTTGTGGTCTGCCGCTGTAAAGACGGGTGTAAGTATTTGACTGAGTATCGGTTGCGGTGCCAAAAACAGAAGTTCCTAATAAAGTATGAACATCCGAGGCAACACAAATGAGAACACCGTCATTTACCGCAAACGAAGTCGTTGGCGTAATCGCCAAACTGGATGAAGACGATGTGGAGTTTGCTGTCCCAGCCTGCGAAACGGTTAGAGCCAAGTCAGGCTCCTACACTCAATCCAGCGACAGCGTCAGCGACGTGATTTGGAAAGTATCGCCCGCAGTTACCGCTGCCGAAGACGACAACGCACCAGTCCACAAACAGTTACCAGCAGTAGAAGCATCCCACATAGACCAATGCGTATAAGTTTCTGTAGCAGCAACGTTTGTCCACTCCAAAGTGGCTGAGGTAGCAATAGCACCAGACGAGGCTGTAGCCCAAGCAGCCTCTTTGCGAGTTGTCTCGGTAGCGGCAGAAGAAGTCCCAGCCTCACCAGCATCGCCTGTATGCAACTTGACATACACGTTCGTTGGAATAGTCCAAGCAGTCTTGCCTGTGGTGTGCTCCAGAATTTTTAGTTCTGCATAGTTAGAAATGGACATATAAACCTTTCGACCTGTGAATACTATACCAAAAGCAAAAGCCCCCCGCCGAAGCAGGGGGCTGAAGCCTTGTCTAACTAATTAGACGTTAGTTGCAATCGACGAAGCCGATTCGATACGACGCAATGAAGCCTCGCGGAATCGACCGTAGCCGCCCAACCAGTACCAGCCCAATGGCTGCAAACGCATCAAAAGGTCGGTCACGTTGCCGCGAACAATCTTTGGAACAGCGCCGTTGCCGTCTTGTGCCGAGTATGCCTTAGCAAGAGCCTGACGACCCATGATGTGTGTGCAATACACGTCGACTGCACCAGTTGTGCTGGTACCGTTCGAAGCGTCAGCGAACACCTTGGCACGTGGAGTCTCAATGAAACGAACCGACTCAAACAAGCCGATTTCGCCATTGTAGATGCCGTCTGGGTTGACGTAGTTTGCTGGCGTGCGCCATGCTGCTGCGTCAGTTGCCGAACGGAAGTCGTACGACACGTCTGGGTGGATGAAGCCGATGTAAGAACCGTTGAAGGTTGCTACGTTTGCTCCACGCAACTGTGCGACGGTCCTGCGAACGTCGTCAGCGGCAAGTACGTCTTCAGCCTGAACCGTTACACGGCTCGTTGGTGTTGTCGAACCGCCTGTTGCGTAAACAACGTTGCTTCCGCCTGCAAGCACTTCACGGACAACCTGGTCGATTGAATCGCCTGCGTTGTATCCGATGATGTTTGCTGCTGCCGAGTCAACATCCAAGAACGCGGTGCCGCGCAACTTGGCTGTGGTGACAACTGCGTTACCGTATTCGTTAAGAGTTACGGTTACTTGGCTGTCGGACAATGCGGTTGGGGTTACGTCAGTTACCTCGTTCAACGTTGACGTTGCTGCTGCAATGTCGTTGAAAATGGTGAATGTGACACCCGTACCTGGCATTGCCTGCTGTACTGGTTGTACGTCTGCTGCCTGGTCGAACAGGAGTTCTGAACGCAACGCAAAGTATGCGAGACGGTCAAATGCTACCTGGTCTACGGACAGAGACGAGAGTTGGGTTTCGCCTGCCATGATTATTTTTCCTTTAAGTAGAAGTTGTTACGAATTTTGTAATGCTATTCGTGCTTCTGACAGGATTGCATCTACTTCTTGAGGCGACCTTGCTTCGTTTAACCTGCGGCTCCAGTCAACTGGTGGTTGCGCTGTTTGGCTTCCTGCACCGATTTTCGCGGTTCGGGACCAAGCGTTCGCTTCATCTGCTGACGGTTTGGAATCTGGGGGACTAATCAATTGCGCCTCTACAGCGGCTTCCCTGATGGCTTCTGGTGAAAGTTCTCCGTCGTATGCTTTTACAAAGTACTTTGACATTGGTGAGGTAGGGTCTATCCCTGCTTTCACGAATGCGAGTTCTCGTTTGGCTGATTCGGATTCCGCTACCTGCTTGCGTAGGTCGGCGGTTTCTTTCTCCAGTTGTTTCATCCTTGCCCGAACTGGGTTGCGGGTGTCGGAATCTTCCGTCTGGTATTCGCTGTCGTAGTTGTCAATATCTGACATATGGCACGCTCCTGTTTCTGCCCACACCACAACGGAGGGTTGTGATGGCTGCTGTTGATTTGTCACCCCATATTGCTCCGCACGGTTCGGGGGTTATCCGTGAAGGTAATGTCAATATACCACAGACTTTTTTGTTATGTGTTACTGACCGACTGTTGAGAGTCCTACGTTGGATTGTTGTGCGGCGGCTAGTGAGCCTCCTGCTTCGAAGGTTGCTTGGCGACCACGGCGACGTTTAGCGATGCGTTGTGCTGCTGCTTGTTCGTTGCTGAGGGTTCCAGCGAGGATGTCTTCTTGGGTGATGGCTTGTTCACCTTGGAGTGGTCGGAACAGTTGGGCTTGTTGTCCTATTTGTCCGAATGCTTGTTGGGCTTCTTGGGTGGTTACGCCTTGTTTGGCTAGTCCTGTTGCTTGACTGGCGGTGAGTTGCATTCCGCTTTGGGTTTTGGCGGCTGCGGCGATGGATGCTGCGCGTGCGCGTTGTTCTATTTCTATTCCAGATTTTTGTGGGTCTAGGAAGTAGGCGGCTAGGTCTGAGTCGGTTAGGTCTGGGACCATCATTTTGAGTTGGGTTAGGACCTCTGGTGGGGCTTGGGTGACTGCGTTGTAGCCTTGTTGGACGCGGTTGCCGAGTTCGACGGGGGAGATGTCGTTGGCTATGAAGTTGGCGAAGTTGTCTTGGGAGTCGTAGAAGCCTCGTGGCATTCCTAGGTTCTTCAACACCGTAGTGTATGACTGTTCTTGATTGACATACTCAGCCTCAGACAGTTCAGGCAAACCCTTCTTCACGCGCTCAGCGTTACCTTTGAAACGTTGCTGATAGATAGGGTTTTGACGGACAGCACCAAACAAAGCATCGGCGTTCTTGACCAATGTGCTGTCAGCAATAACCGCAGCGTTCAAGTCATTGAACAATCCATCCAAACCGTATCGCCTTAACACTGCACGGAGTTCATCTGCGGCTGCGCCAGTAGCAGGAAGCACAACACTTCCACCGCCGCCACCGCTTGTGGTGACAACAGGCGGGACAACTGGGACCTGGGGTGCTGGGTTTAGCAAACTGTTCCGATAGTCATAAAAAGCATCAGACTGCTGTTGCAGTTCCTCTGGTGTGGGTTGACTGGCAGCCGCTTCACGTTCAGCCATGATGCGAGCCTGACCAGGGTTGTCAGCAAAATTCATGTCAGACATAACTATCGAACCTTTCCAAAGCCACGAGTAATCGTACTTGCAACATCCCTATACAAAGTCTTCGCCTCATCAGTTTGCTGCCACTCATCCATGCTACGAAGGAACCTGCCCCACTCAGAAACGTTCATCAACCGTGCCTCATTGGTATTCGGGTCCTGGTATGACAACAGTTTGCCCCACTTGTTTGGGTCAGTGAAATCGATAGTGTTCGCATCAATACCCAAAGTGCTTGCAGCGATAGCCCTATAACCAGCAGTAGCCTGAGCAACAGTACGACCAGAGTCCAACTGACCTTTTAACGATGGATAAAGATTCTCAGCCGACTGACGAAAAGATTCCTTAACCTGCTCAACAGTCAAAGTCTTATTGATAAGACCTTTAGTGAATGCTTCCGTTGTTGCATCATCCAGTTTCAGACCGTAATCCGAAGCATAACCAGCGATGGTTGTTGCATCTGTGCCCTCAGTAATAGGTTTGCCAGCAGCAGTCCTACCCGTTTTAAGCAACTCAGCACCAACATAACGTGCCGTTTCGTTAACATCCCAAGCATATTTAACTGCCTGAGTAGCAAGGTTCATCGAAACGTTTTTGTCAACCTGATAACCCTGCTTACCAATGTATGTTTCAATCTCTAACTGTTTAGCGTTAATGTCATTAGCAAGGGTGGTTGGGTCGCTGGTTTGTTTCTCAATGTAGGCACGCTCTTTAGCGTCCTTTGTTGACCACCAAACAGTTGATTTAATAACATTTTGGAAACGTTCTGAAGTGTATTTTTCTTTAACAGCGGTATCGATAATCTTCTGCAATTCTGGTACAGCCTGGTACAAGTCTGCTATCCAACCGAATTGTTCTTTGGCGTAATCGAACCACGCTGCGGTTCCCTTGGCTGGTGTAGGTGTTTCTGTTGCCATGATTATCCTTGCATCAAATCTGATAACGAACTAATATACGAAACATAGTCGCTTGCTTCAGCCTCAACAGGTGCCGCTTTGCGGGTTTGTTCCTGGGCAAACACCCCAGCGTCAGGAGCCTGCGTAACGGTGCCACCAACAGCGGCTTGCTGCTGATAAGTTTTTTCTAAACCTTGATAGGTGGTAACAAGTTTCATCAAATCCTGCACAG